TGAAATAATGGACACGAACACCCTCTTCACCGTCCTTGGCTTTGTTATCACCGCCCTGAGCTTCATCGGGGCGTTGATAACCGTCTGGGTCAACCTTACCAACAAGCTGACGCTTTTGGAGGCGCGCCTCGGCTTTGGGGACGAGAAGTTCAACGCCATCGACAAGAAGTTCGACGAGGTGATGATACACCTCCGCCGGATTGAGGACAAATTAGACAACAAGGCGGATCGGTGATGAAACGGTTTCTGTTCGGTTTTGTGGCCGCCACTAGCGCGGCTTCTCTCGTGTTCGCGCAGACAACCCCTGCGCCGGTATCATACGTCTATGACACGACGACCAACAGCACATCGAACAACACAAATACGTCCACCAGCACCAATACGAACAACAACACGTCCACCAGCACGTCAACCAATACGAACGTGAACCAGAACGTCAATTCTGGCACGATGACGAACAACAATAACAACACGACCACCAGCACGAACGTGAACCAGAATATCAACTCTGGCACGATGACGAATATCAACCAGAACAACTCGACTAGCACGTCGGTGAACTCGAACTCGAACCACAACTACAACAACGACGTGTCGAACTCGACGGTCAACAGCACCTCAACGGCAAACAACGTCAACCAGAACAACAACGTCAACGTGTCCGATAGCAAAAGCTACAGCGAGAGCGTAAACCGGCAGATAATCGACCAGAATATCAAGTCGCCACCGCCCAGCGCCATCGCGCCAAGCATGATGTCCTACAGCCAAGACCTTTGCACCACTGGGCAGTCCGGCGCAGTGCAGACGCAAATCATTGGCCTGTCGGCCGGTCGCACTGTGCGCGATCAGAACTGCGAGCGGATGAAGCTCTCGAAGACCCTGTACGACATGGGCATGCGCGTTGCCGCTGTAAGCCTTCTGTGCCAAGATCCGCGCGTCTTTAAGGCAATGGAAATGGCGGGTACGCCCTGCCCGTTCATGGGCGCAATCGGTGAAGCTGCGACAGCGGCATGGGAAGAAAATGCTGACCGCCGCCCCGACGCAGACTAAGCGTCTAATCTCTTTATTGGCTGCATTGCTGGTCGGGACATCTGCGGCCGCGCAGACCTACGAGCCTGTCTTAGTAACCCCGCAAATCCTCGGCGCTCCCACAACGATGACGCCGCTCAATTTGGGGGACGATAATACGCGAAACGTAGCTCTTGGCTTTGATTTCGATTATTGGGGCCAGACATTCTCTGACGTTTGGGTGTCGAGCAACGGCTTTGTGTCGTTCCAGAGCGGCAATCATCTGTGCTGCAACGGGCAGCCTATCGAAATGGCGCAGCGCAACACAATCTACGCTTATTGGTCAGACCTAATCAGCTTTACTGGCAACCCCTATTACCGCCGATATGATGGCTCGATCCTCTTCGGCTGGTATGGTGTGAACGAGTATGGCACGAACAACAGCAGCACCTTCGAGATTGGCCTCTTTGCCGACGGTAGGATACAACTGAACTTCGGCAACCTTGGCTTCTCTGGCTACCGCGACTTTACTGCGGGCCTCACCGGCCCAACTGCGAACGACAATATCTCGCTCTTCTACGGGCGCAACGCGCAGTTCCTTCAAAACCAGTCAGGCATCCTGTCGTGGATCACGCCGCAGCCAGAGGTCGTTGACTGCAACGCAACGCCCATGGACCCAACCTGCCCGCCCGCCGCAGAGGCCATAGCTGATCCTGCGGCCGCGATTGCCGAAGCCGTGGAGCAAAGCGTTGAGCTTGAGCCAGAGCAAGCATCTCAGGTGCAAGAGCTGGCCGAAGCCGCACTTGAGCGGGCGGAAGAAGAAACTGCGGCCACGGAAGCCACAACGTCCGAGGACGAGCCAGAAGCTGCCGCAGAGGCTGTTGCGGACGAGGGCGAGGCCGACACCACTGAACGACTGGACCCCGATGAGGTCGCAGCGTTGGCCGCGACGGGGGCAGACTACACCGAGAGTGCGCAACAAGACGCCGCCATGCAGGAGGTGCAAGACGCCTCATCGTCGAGTGCGTTCACCACACAGATGCGCTTCGACACTACGTTCGGTGGGGCACTTTCTATAGGGCCAACAATATCAGTGGCGCAGAGCGCGTCCCCATTGGACATGGCAATCTCGGGAGGCAGTCCGGTGTCCCTAGCTAATACAGCGGAAACGCTGGGCCTTAATTCGCCTCCGCCTGTGGTTTCTGCCGCAAACGCGCCGCAGTCCGAAAGTGGCATGTCCGAGGGGCAAGGAGAAACGATTTCAGCTATGGGTGCCGTGCCGGGCTTCGCTGCGTACACGCAGGCATCCTTACAAGATAGGGCTGACTTTTACGCAGTTCGTGATATATACCGCAACCGCAGGCTGCGGGACGCGAACTTTGAATTGTATCGCTTGATGCAGACAAACGATGCCCGTTGGCAGGAGATGGTAGATGAGCAGTACAGATGAGGAACCCAAGGTCGCCTTTGATGAGAGCGGCTTCAGCTTTAAGATTGGTGGTTTGAGCAGCGGCAAGATTGCCATTATCTTCGCGGCTATATCAACCATCATCGGCGGTCTGTGGGCTGGCTTTCAGGTGTACCAGCAGTTCCTGACCATGAAGGAAGTCACAGCGGCTTATGTGCCGCCTGACCTGTCTGGCATTGAAGGACGCATTTCGGTGCTGGATGAGCGCGTCACGAGCGTCGAGCGTCTGACCAAGATTAACAGCGAAGCCCTGAATTACATGACCGGCTCAATCTCCAGCAGCGTCAGCGGGACGCGCCAGACGGTTGACGCGGTGTCGAGCAGCGTTAGGAATAGCGACGCGCAGAACATGGCCATGCAGCGCGCTATCATAGAGCAACTGCGCCAGCAGGATCAGGAGCAGCAGCGTCGGGTCAAGGAACTTGAAGCCCAGACTGCGGAACGTATTCAAAAGACGCTGGCGAACCCGCTGGCCGGAAAGGACTGATGATGGAAGATAAACTATTGGAAGCGCGCATCAAGGCGCTCTTGCTGGCGGCTAAGACGATGGCGTTTGTCATCATCGCCATCACCTGCGCGATGATTGTTGGCCTGTTCGTGTCGAACGAGATTATCGACAACAAGGACGTCTTCGGTCTCCTCAGCTACGTCATGACCTCGGTCGTCGGCGCTGTGGCTGGTTCCTACGCCACGCTGATGGGCATGAAGGGTGAGCTGGTTCCGCCACCGCCGGAAGACCGCAACGACCCTGAGCCAGAAGAGCCTGCGCCAGCGCCACTGCCGCCACTCGACCTGACGCCCGCGATGGAGGCAACAGAGCCTATGGGCCACGAGGGCACGACTGCCGTCGACACGCCAGACCTTCCTGACGACGATGATGACGATGACATGGAGCCTTGGGAAAAGTATCGCGGTGACCTGCGCTATGACATCAACGGCGACGGCGTAGTTGACGAAAACGACTTTCCAGATTGGCGGAGTGCAGGGAAATGAGCCTAATTAATCTACAAAAGAAAATCGGCGTAACGGCTGACGGGGCTTTCGGCCCCGGTACGCTCAAGGCGGCGGCAGCTTACTACAAGCTGTCGCCCAATCGGGCTGCGCATTTCTTTGCTCAAACGGCGCACGAAAGCGGCAACTTCAAGGCGTTCAGCGAGAACCTGAACTACGGCTGGAAGGGTCTGCGCGGCATCTTCGGCAAGTACTTCCCGACCGAAGGCATGGCTAAGAATTACGAACGCCAGCCGCAGCGCATCGCCAACCGCGTCTACGCCAACCGCATGGCCAACGGCGACGAGGCCTCCGGCGACGGCTGGAAGTACCGGGGCAGGGGTGCCCTCCAACTCACCGGGAAGGCCAACTACCAAGCCTTCGCCGACTATATTGGCCGCCCCGACGTGATGGACAACCCAGACCTCGTGGCCGGTGAACTCTGCTTCGAGAGCGCTCTGTGGTTCTTCGACAAGAACAAGTTGTGGGGTATCTGCGATCAGGGCATCAACGATGCCGCAATCCTCGCGCTGACGAAGCGTATCAACGGAGGCACACATGGCCTCGATGACCGCAAACTGAAGACCAAAAAATACGCCGCTTGGGTGTAAGGAGATTACCATGAACCTCAAGAAACTGCTTGTCTCGAAAGTCAAAGATGCGGCCCTCAAAGAGGCCACAAATAAAATCATGCCTATGGACGGCGACGCGCCGAAGAAGCTCGGGAAAGGCAAGCTGGCCGCAATCCTTGCCGTCGTCGCTGCAATCGCAGCTGCTATTCCTGAATTGATTAAGTGAGACGCTGTTAAATCTCTACAGAACTGCTATAAGGACGGCCTATGGCTACGACGATGACTTTCGAAACCCTGAAGGAGGATGTGCGACGCTACCTTGAGCGTGGTGCGTCCTATGCCTCGGACCCTGTCGTCTACGAGCAGATCCCGCGTCTAATCAATCTGGCCGAGCGCCGGATCTCACGCGAACTGAAGATCCAAGGCTTCATCGCTGTTGTCACAGACACGCTGACGGTCGGGCAGTCGGTCTACCCGAAGCCCGACCGCTGGCGCGACACGGTCTCGATTAACATCGGCACCGGTGCCAATCTGGCGGACCGCACGTCGCTCTACACCCGCGACTATGAGTACTGCCGCGCCTATTGGCCGAATGAGAGCCAAACGGACACGCCGCAGTTCTACGCCGATTACAACTATTCTAACTGGCTGATTGTGCCAACGCCCGATCAGGAGTACCCTTTTGAGGTGCTGTATTACGAGTTGCCCCCGCTGCTCGACGACAGCATCCAAACCAACTGGCTGACAGAATACGCACCACAGCTCTTGCTGTATGGCACGTTGCTCGAAGCGACCCCGTTCTTGAAGAACGACGACCGCATCGCAACGTGGCAGCAGTATTACGACCGCGCCGCTGCGATGCTCAATGGCGAGGATCTCTCAAAGATCCTTGATCGTGCAGCTGTGCGTAAGGAGGCATAAGAGGTGTCATACACTTCCGTTTTCGGTGGCAACACCATCTACCCATCCGACGTTTCATATTTGGCCGTCGCGCTAACCGCCGACATCGAACTGGAATGGCCCCTCGAAAGCTCGGGAGAGTTGCCGCCTGCCGCCCGCATTATCGACGTCACGCCCGACGCCTCGGGCTGGGACATCGTCCTGCCGGACGCCACGCTGACCGGTGCTGGCCAGACAATCTTCTTCAACAACCTGAGCGGCTCGCGCAGCTTCTTCGTCAAGGACTTTGCAGGCAATACCCTCGCGACTGTCGCCTTCGGCGAACAGTGGCAGGTCTATCTGGCCGCGACTACGACTGCCGCTGGTACGTGGCGCGTCTTCCGCTACGGCGCTTCGACTGCAACCGTGCAGCCGTCTTCGCTCGCAGGCTTCGGCCTTACCGTCACGGACAGCACGCTCTCGCAGTCGCTGCCGGTTACGACCTTCTCAACCACCGGCATCACGGTGGCCACCTCGAACCGCGCCAGTGCATTCGTTTGGACTGCTACCGGTTCAGGCACGCTCAACTTGCTGACCGCCGCCTCGGCCGGAAACAACTTCTTCGTCTTCGTCCGCAACGAGGGTGGCGGTGATTTGGTTGTCGAACCGGCTGGATCTGAGACAATCAACAGCGGCGCGAACTTGACGCTGCGCCCCGGCGACAGCGCCACGGTCATCACCGACGGCGCAGAGTGGTACACGATTGGCCTCGGCCAGCAAGCCGTGTTCGCCTTCGACTACACAATCATCGACATCCCCCTCGGCACCAGCACGCTTACACTTTCGGGCTCGCAGCTTAACCGCATCGCGTATAGGTTTACCAGTAACACCTCGTTGAACCAAGATTGCACGATTGTTGTCCCACCCACAGTTCAGCAGTATTGGATAACCAACGCAACGACTGGCTCGTTCAGCCTCTTCGTCCAAACCAGCGGCGGCACGCCGGTGGAAGTCAATCAGGGCGCGAAGGGCATCTATTACTGCGACGGCAGCGAGCTTGTCCTCGCGTCCGACCCGACCTCGTTGACGACCCCGCTAGTTGTTGCCGACGGCGGCACGGGCGCGACGACTGCCTCTGGCGCTCGTCTGAGCCTCGGCATCACCAGCTTCGCCGACGCAATCGTAACCGCCACAACCGGCGCGAGCGTCCGTACGACAATCAGTGCGGCCAAGTCTGGTGCGAATACGGACATCACGTCCATGGGCGCGCTGACGAGCATTGTCGGCAACTTGTCGTTGGTAGGTGACGTCCTTATCGGTGGCGGCGGAGATCTCAACATTTCGTCTGCCACGGGTGGGAATGCTTCTGGTTTCTATAACGATGCGCAGGATCTTTACATCCGCGTCAACGCGTCTACGCGGGCGTATATCAGCTCAACCGGCCTGTTCGGGGTTGGCACAACAGCCCCGAAGACAAGGCTGCAAGCTACTGCTGGCGGCTTCCTGAACGCTCCTGTGCTGGGCAGCGCGACCGGTGCGCCCTTCTATGTCACGAACTCGGACACCGCCTACGGCCTTTTGGTCGGCGTCAACTCGGCCGACGGCCATGCTTGGCTCCAGAGCCAGCGGACGGACGGCACCGCGACAGCGGGCCCAATCACGCTAAATGAAGCAGGCGGTAACGTCGGGGTCGGCCGGAGCAATCCGGGACGCAAGTTCGACGTTGAGGGCGGTGGGCGGTTCCTCCAAGACACCGCTGCTACGACTGGCGCTATCGTCCTCCGCCAGAACTCTGGTGATACCGTCGGCGGTTTCATCCAGTGGGTCAATAACGCCAACTCCGCTGAAAAAGGCTGGCTGGTTGTTGACACCAGCAGCAACATGATTTTCGCAACGGGAAGCACCGAGCGGATGCGCATCACGAGTGCGGGTAACGTCGGGATTGGCACCAACTCTCCGTCAACTGCTCTTCAGGTTGCAGGCACAGTAACAGCCACGTCCTTCTCCGGTGCGGGCACCGGTCTTACCGGCACCGCGTCTAGCCTGACAGTGGGCAACGCGACAAATGCCACCAACGCAACAAACGCAACGAACGCTACCAACGCGGGCAACCTCGTCACGACCAACTTCTCCATCGTGGAGAGTGGTGGCTACCTGTACGTCAAGTATGGCGCGGCTACCATCGTGCGGATTGACAGCACCGGAAACATCGTTGCTGAAGGCAACGTCACCGCGTACGGATCGGTGTAATGACGCTCCCGACCAGCGGCCCGCTGTCGCTCAACGACATCAAAGGTGAGTTCGGGGGCCCGAGTGCCCCTTCGCTTGGCGACTATTACGCTGGGGGCGCTTATGTGCCCGCTGGTACCACCGGCACTAACGGTGCTGTGCCCTCATCTGGCACAATCAGCATCTCGAACTTCTACGGCACAAGCGCCGTGATTGTAACTTTCAACGACTTTAGCCTAAGCGCGTACGAACTCTCGCCAAACGACGCGACCTGCTACTACCGGATCAACAGCAACGGGAGCGTCTACGGGACCAACGGGGGTGTTCCCTTCGACCTTCTTGAGCAGTGGGTCACCCCGACCAGCTTTGCCAGCGACTATGAGGTCTACGCGACCCTCGTGTCCGGCTCTCTGACTGGCGGCACGACTGGCGCATGGTTATCCCTCGGAACGACCCGAGATTGGTACGTTGAAGAGACGGGCCTCGGCACGTCGCTTGCTGAGCTGTCGTTCCAAGTCCGCAAAATCGGCACAACAACAGTCCTCGACACGTGGACAATCAACCTTGAGGCAACGGTGGACATCTGATGGCTGAGAATATCGTCCAGATTAAATCACTCCCCGGCATCAAGCGGGACGGCACCAAGTTCGAGGGCGACCAGTACGTCGATGGCCAGTGGGTGCGCTTCCAGCGCGGCCTGCCGCGCAAGATTGGCGGCTATCGGTCAATCAACAAGTTCCTGCAAGGACTGCCGCGCGCACTGCACGAGTACACCCTCGATCTGTTGACCTACATCCACGCAGGCTCGGCCAACCTCGTCGAGCGGTTCTTCATTGACGGTGGTTACAACACGAGCGTGATCAGCGACCGTACGCCCAGCACGTTGACCCTGAGCGATGCCAACCTCTGGCAGTTCGACGTTGACACGGCTGCTGGCTCGGGCCTCCAGATCCTCGCGCAAGTCGCTCCGAACCTGAACTGCATCTGCAACAGCGACGGCGGCCAGCTCTTCACCGGCGATGCCTTCGGCACTTCCGCGCTGACCGAGGTTACCAACCTTCCGGCAATCTACAGCCTCACAGGCGGCGTTGTCGCCCTGCACCCGTACGCGGTCGGCTTCGGTAATGACGGCTTCGTCATGTGGTCTGTGCCGGGCGATCCGACAGACTTTACTGGATCTGGCGCGGGCAATGCGTACGTCACGGGGCAAAAGATTGTGCGCGGCATGCCGCTGCGCGGTGGCCCCGGCAACAGCCCCTCGGGCCTGCTCTGGTCGGCCGACAGCCTCATCCGTATGACGTACACTGGCGACACAACGGCGGCCTTCCAGTTCGACACAATCAGTGCCCAGTCGTCCATTCTCTCGTCTCAGTCGCCGATTGAGTACGACGGCGTCTTCTATTGGATTGGCACTGACCGCTTCCTGATGTTCAACGGCGTTGTTCGCGAAATCGAGAACAACATGAACATCAACTTCTTCTTCGACAACCTGAACTACAGCCAGCGGCAGAAGGTGTTCAGCTTCAAGGTGCCGCGCTTTGGCGAGATTTGGTGGTGCTTCCCGAAGGATGACAGCCTCGAACCGAACCATGCTGTAATTTTCAACGTGCGCGAAAACACATGGTACGACTGCGCGCTGCCGAACGGCGGACGCGGTGCGGGCATCTTCCCTGCAGTTTTCCGCAAGCCGCTCATGTCCGGCGTCGAGCCGCAAGAGGCCACGCTGGTCGACGCAACGCCCGACAACGAAGGCTCAGGCTACGTTGTTGGCGATGTGCTGACTGTCGTTGGTGGCGAAGTCACAATCGCGGCGCAACTCACGGTTGAAACCATCGACACCGGCGGCGAGATCCTGACTGTGAGCGTCTCGAACGCGGGCCTGTATCCTGTGCCACCCGAGAGCCCTGTCACCGTGACGGGTGGCTCCGGCAGCAGCGCCACGTTCGACCTGACCTTCGTCAACCCCTACAAGTTCTGGGTGCATGAGGTCGGCACGGACGAGGTCGACGGCCTCAACGTCAACCCAATTCAGTCCTACTTCGAGACGGCGGATCTCTCCCTGCCAGTCATGAGCCAGACCAACCGCGCCATGCAAGTGCTGATGATGGAGCCTGACTTCGTACAGTCGGGCCCGATGACGGTGCAGGCCATGGGCCGCGCCAACGCTCGCGCTCCAGAAGTGAACGGCGAGATTAAAACGATTGTCGAAACCCCGCAGACGCCACAAGAACAGGTAATTTATTTCAAGGAGCAGCGGCGCGAACTGCGCTTCCGTTTCGAGAGCAACTGTGTCGGTGGTGACTACCAGATGGGCCTCGTCCTTGCGCACGTTCAGCCGGGCGACGGAACGGTGATTGGATAATGTCAATCAATCCTGTCGGGATGACTTTACGAGATTGGGCGGATAGTGTAGTGCTGTCTGTCGGAGACGCTTGGAGTTTTGGCAAGCTAACCGACGAGAGCGAATGGCAAGGGTGGGCCGCAGCATTTTTGCGAGCTTCACCATTTGCGCAGCGCACTGTCCCAGACCCGTATCAATTCAACGATTGGCGACAGTGGGCGGAACGCGCCTACCCGATGCTCGAAGGACAAGGCTGATGTACTCTGCGAACCGCTTCCCTGTAATGCTCTACGAAGGCGGGGCCGTGGGCTACGCCGAGGGCGGCCTCCACGACGAGGCAATGGCGGTCAAGAAGGCCGGTCGAAACGGCGACGGTCGCCTCGTCCACGTCAACGACGAAGAGTTCGCCGAAATGGTCGCCGAGTACGGCGAGCCTACAATCAATCCAGAAACCGGCATGCCTGAGTTCTTCCTCGGCAAACTCGGAAAGATCCTCAAGACGGTCGCCCCTATCGCGGTCAGCTTCATCCCCGGTATCGGCCCCGTAGCCAGCGCCGCTCTTGGTGCTGGTTTGGGCGCGCTCAGTGGCGGTGGTCTTAAAGGCGCACTTATCGGCGGTATCAGTGGCGGTCTTGGCGGCGCAGGTGCTGCGGGTAAAATCGGCGGCACTATCCTTGGAAAGGGCGCATCGGCTGTTGCCCAGAAAGCCCTCGGCGACGCTATCATCGGCGGCGCGCTCGGCGCTGCCACTGGCCAAGACCCGTTGAAGGCAGCCCTGATGGCGGGCGGCACTACGTTCTTGCGCGGTCAGTTTGCCCCTAAAACACCGCCAACAACCGGCACGCAGACTACAGCGCCGTCAGATACTCCTACCGCAGCTCCAAAGCAAAACTTCGTCATGAAACCGGGCGCGTCAATCAGCGGTTCGACCACTGACTATGTGAACAACCTCATTTACGGGGCGAATGCCCCCTCAACACAGGCCGCTGTTAGCACCACAGCGCCGACCACAGCGCCGACCACAGCGCCGACCACAGCGCCCGTTGCGAAGCCGAACTTCTGGAACCGCGACATCGGCTTCCTCGGCAAGGTGGGCAAAGACCTC